CGGGATCGAGGTGGTGCAGGCGCAGCAGAGCCGGCTGCCCGAGCCCCTGGGCCCTGACTACGTGATCATGAACAGTGCACAGCGGATGCCGCTGCGCCTGACCGACATGCAGTGGGACCCGGGTGCCGTGGCCCCGACGACGCTGGACGCCTACGCCCCGGCGCAGGTAAAGATATCATGCGACGCACATGGCCCCACCGGGGCCGAGTACGCTTGGGAGTTCGTCGCCCTGTGGCGCAGCCCCTACGGTGTGGAGAAGGTCCAGGGCTTCAACGCTCTGCTTGGGCCGCTCTACTGCCCGGACCCGGTCCAGGTGCCGTTCATCAACGCAGAGCAGGAGTTCGAGGACCGCTGGTGCGTGGAGGCCATCCTGCAGGCCAACGCCACGGTCACGATCTCCCAGGACTACATGAACCAGGCCAAGGTCGGCCTCATTAATGTGGACGCCAGCTACCCTCCCGGAGGATGACTAGATGACCCTCAGCATTCCCGCTTCGTCAATCGTCGCCGTCACCCCCGGCGTCGTCTCGGCTGGCGGCAACCCCCTGAGCCTGAACGGCCTCGTGCTGACCAACAGCTCGCGGGTTCCCATCGGCACGGTGGCCAGCTTCCCGACCCAGCTAGCGGTGGCGGCCTTCTTCGGGTCAACCAGCGTCGAGGCCAGTGTAGCCACGAACTATTTCAGCGGCTTCGACAACTCCAACATCAAGCCGGGGGCCATCCTCTTCGCCCAGTACAATACGGTCAACGTCGGGGCCTACCTGCGTGGCGGCCAGGTCAGTGGCCTGAGCCTCACAGCCCTGCAGGCGCTCACCGGGGTGCTCGTCGTGGTCATCGACGGGGTGACCAAGACCAGCAGCAGCATCAACCTCTCGGCGGCGACCAGCTTTAGCAGCGCAGCAGGGATCATCAACGCTGCCCTGGGTGCGGCGGGCCCGGCCGGCGGCACATTCACCGGCTCCATCGCGACCACGACCCTGACGGTGACCAGCACCCCGACGGCACCCATCCAGATCGGTGACGTGCTCAGTGGCACGGGGGTCACCTCTGGCACCTATATCACCGGCTTCCTCACCGGCAGCGGCGGCACCGGCACCTACACGGTGAGCGCGAGCCAGACCGCCAGCTCCACCACGATCACCAACACCCGGCCGGCCGTTAGCTATGACAGCCTGTCGGGCGCCTTCGTGGTGGCCAGCTCCACCACGGGCTCGGCGAGCACCATCGGCTTCGGCTCGGGCTCCATCTCGGCTGGGCTGATGCTGACCCAGGCGACGGGCGCCGTGACCAGCCAAGGTGCGAGTGCCGCGACCCCGGCCGGGGCGATGGACCAGGTGGTCACGCAGACCCAGGCCTGGGCCACGTTCATGACCACCTGGGAGCCGGACACCAGCACCAAGGTGGCCTTCGCTGCCTGGGCGACCGGGCAGGACTTCCGCTATGGCTACGTGATGTGGGACAGCGACATCACCGTGACCGAGGGCCTGGCCCCGACCAGCGCCGGGGGCCAGATCATCGCAGCCGGTGACAACGGCACGTTCCCCCTGTACGATGCGAGCGCGACCCCGGAGGGTGCGGCGTTCATCTGCGGGGCCACGGCCTCGATTGACTTCACCGAGACGAACGGCCGGGCCACGATGGCCTTCCGCTTCCAGGGCGGCCTCACCCCGCAGGTGACGAACCAGACGGCGGCGGCCGAGCTGCAGGCCAACGGCTACAACTACTATGGGGCCTGGGCCAACGCCACCAACAACTGGAACTTCGTCTACCCGGGCTCGGTGACCGGCATCTTCCGCTGGTGGGACAGCTTCATCAACCAGATCAGGCTGAACAGCGACCTGCAGACGGCGCTGATGACCCTGCTCACCAACGTCAAGTCCGTCCCCTACAACAACGCCGGCTACGGCCTGCTGCGCCAGGCGTGCATGGACCCGATCAATGCCGCGCTCAACTTCGGCTCCATCCGCGCCGGGGTGCCGCTCAGTGCTGCGCAGGCGGCCGAGGTCAACGCCGCAGCGGGCCTGGCCATCGACGGCATCCTGGGAACCCGGGGCTGGTACCTGCAGATACTGCCGGCCGACGCCGTGACCCGGGCAGCGCGCAAGTCCCCGCCCATGACCCTCTGGTACATGGACGGCCAGAGCGTGCAATCCATCAACCTCGCCTCCATCCTCGTCCAGTAGGGGACCGATCCACATGGCCGTCAACAAGACCATCACGTCAGCGGACGCAGTGTTCATGCTGGCGATCACGGGGCTGTTCCCCAGTCCCATCCAGCTCCACGGGTTCAGTGCCGACGACGTGTTCGACACCGAGGTGGTGGACCCGGTGGAGTTGATGATGGGGGTGGACGGCCACCTGGCCGCCGGCTTCGTCTTCGTGCCCGTCAAGCAGAGCGTCACGCTCATGGCGGACAGCGACAGCAACGACCTGTTCGAGCAGTGGTACGCCAACCAGCAGACCAGCATCGGCCTGTTCAAGGCGCAGGGCCATGTCATCCAGCCCAGCCTGGGCAAGGCGTACACGATGAACAACGGCTTCCTGTCGTCGTACCCGAACATGGCCGACGCGAAGAAGGTGCTCCAGCCGCGGAAGTACGGCATCACGTGGGAGAGCGTGAGCCCGGCCGACACCTGATCCCCACCCACCTCTAGTCGCCCCTGGGAGTGAGCGATGAGAAAGACAAAGCAGGTCACCGTCATGGGTGGCCAAGGCAACCGCGACACCGGCAAGGTCTTCCTGATCACGGAGATGCCGGCGAGCCAGACGGAGCGCTGGGCCCTCAGGGCGCTCACGGCCCTGGCCAAGAGCAACCCCGACCTGCCGGAGGACATCACGGAGATGCCCCCGGCTGCCCTCGCCGTGATGGGGTTCGAGGCCCTGTCGAAGATCAGCTACGCCGACGTGGAGCCCCTGCTGGATGAGATGATGACCTGCGTCCAGGTCATCCCGGACCCGTCCAACCCGATGCTAGCCCGGCCGTGGAAGGAGGAGGACATCGAGGAGGTGTCCACGCGCCTTATCCTGCGAAGGGAGGTGTTCTCGCTGCACACGGATTTTTTGCAGCTCGCCGCCCCCTCCACCTCGACCTCGGGGAAGAGGAAGGCGGCTGGGGCCGCTACGCGAACGTCGGCCTGACCCTGGGTACCCTGATGTCAACCCGCATGGCGACCAAGGCTGAGCTGGACACGGTGTACAGCCTGGAGGACGCCTACGATATGCTTGAGGTTGTGAGCGTGGATGCCCACAACCGACGCCTTGCGCAGCGTCGAGCCGAGAAGGGCTAGGGCCGTGGCCACGATCATCGACCGCCTGGTGGTCATGCTCGGCCTTGACCCGAAGCCATTCGTGGAGGGCTCAAAGAAGGTCGGCGACAGCCTCAAGAAGACCAAGGACCAGGCCGTCGACACTGGCAAGGAGATGGATCTGCGCACCCGGCGGTCCATCGATGCCTACGCCAAGTTCCGTGGCGAGGTGATCGCGCTGTTCGCGGCGTTCACGGCCGGCGTTGGCCTGAAGCAGTTCGTTGGCGACACGATCAAGAGCGAGGCCAGCCTGGGGCGCCTCTCCCGTAGCCTAGGGCAGAGCGTCGAGACACTGAGCGCCTGGCAGGGGCTCATGCGGCGGAACGGGGGCACGGCGGAGGACGCCACGGCTGCCTTCCGCACGATGGCCGAAATCCAGAATGAGATCGCATCAACGGGCACCACGTCGAAGGGTGGCCTGCTGATGAACATGGGCATCACCGGGGGCCTGGCCGAGATCAACGATAGCGAGAGAGCCATCTTCGCCATGGCCCGCCGGGCCCGCGAGATGAACCCGGTCATCGCCGCAGCCCGCCTCCAGCAGATCGGGTTCAGAGAGACCTTCGCCCAGGCGATGCTCAAGGGCGACAACGCCCTGCGCCAGCAGCTGGAGCTCAGCCGTCAGCTCGGGGTGACCACGTGGGCCGACGTGGAGGCAGCCGCGCGGCTCCTGAACGTCATGGAGGGCCTGAACGCAGCCAGCGCCCGGCTCGGGGCGCAGCTGCTCACGGTGCTAGAGCCGGCCATCGTCGCCGTGACCCGCGGCATGACCTGGCTGGCCACGTTCGCCCAGAAGAACCGGCCGATCATGGTCGGGTTCTTCGTCGCGATCATCGCCATGGTCGGGGCCCTCACCCTGGCCATGGTGCCGCTCATCGCTGAGTTCTGGGCCCTGCTCGCACCGATGCTGCCCATCGTGGCGGCCATCGCGGCCGTGGCCATCGGCCTCGGGGCGCTCTACGAGCTGGTGACCCAGGGCACCCACGCCTTCCTGGAGTTCCTGCGCTCCAACCAGGCGACGCGCGACGCCCTGGACGAGCTGGAGGCGGCCTTCGGCAGCCTCTGGCAGGCCATCCAGGACCTGTTCGCGGCCCTGAAGCCGGCCGCCGACGCCGTGGCCGGGGCGTTCAGCGTCATAGGCAAGGCGATCACAGACGCCTTCGGCCCATTGGCCCAGGCCACGGTGAAGGGGTTCGTCAGCTACCTGGTCGGGCAGTTCCATATCCTGAGCGACATGGTGCGGACAGTGGCGGCCCTGCTGCGGGGTGACATCCCGGGGGCCTTGGCTGCCGCGACGGACTTCCTCAAGGATAAGGCAGCATTGGATGCCGGGGCTGCGCCTAGGGCCAGCCGTCCTGCTGCCCCCAGCCCGTTGGCCAGTCGCCCCTCGGCCCCGCCGAGCCCCGCCACTGCGCCTGCGACAGCTCCGGGCAGTCCGCGGGCACGGGTCGTCCAGTTCATGAGGGCCAAGGGCTTCACCCAGGCCCAGGCCGAGGGCATCGCAGCTGGGATCGAGGCTGAGAGCGGGTTCAGGACCGGGGCCTTCAACCCCGCGGGGGGCGGCCAGGGTGCGTTTGGCATCGGCCAGTGGCGCGGCCCGCGGCTGGCCGAGCTGCGCCGCCGCTACGGGCCGAACCCGAGCTTCGCCCAGCAGCTGGAGTTTCTGGCCTGGGAGCTGATGGGCGGCGACCCAGGTGGCAAAGCTGTTCGTGCGGCCTCGACGAGCGCGGGGGCCCTCAACGCCTACATCACCAGCTTCATGAGACCGAAGCAGGGTCGCGAGACTACCGGCGACCTGGAGCGCGGGATGCGCGCCCTGGCCTCCAACTCGAACCTGCCCCCAGCCGCCGCTGAGCTAGCCTCGGCCGCCCGGGCCCGGTCTAGCAGCGCTACCCCCTCAGCCACGGCCCGCGGAGGCGACACCAACACCCTCGACATCGGCCAGATCACCGTGGTCACCCAGGCGACGGACGCCAACGGCATCGCCCGTGACATCGGCGGGGCGATCCAGCGCCGGCCGTTCGTGCCGCAGGTCAACACGGGCCTGGGGTGATGCTGATACCCTTCCCTGTCGTGGGCGACTACCCGGGTGTGCCGGCCCTGCTGCGCGAGGCGGGCGGCCCGAGCGTGAGCACCCTGCTCAACCAGTTCCCTGGCGCCTCAGCTCTCATGGCCCAGGTGCCAGGGGTCAGCGCGTTCCTGTCCGCGAGCCCGGGGGCGTCGGTGAGGCAGCTGCTTAGCCAGGTTCCCGGCGTGCGGCAGCTCATGGCCCAGGCCCCCGGCATCTCAGCGCTGCTGAAGCTGCCGGCCTTCGCCGACGTGGCCGGGCTGGACCCCGTGATGACCCAGGACGACCCGGGGGCGACGACCTCGACGCCGGCCCCGAAGTGGGGCATCTACGACGCTGGGATGAACCTGGTCGTGGAGCCGGATAGCTTCGTGAGCTTTGAGCACTCACGGGAATGGCGCATCTCGGACTTCCCGGTGGCCCCCGGCGCGTTCGCCAGCTACAACAAGGTGGAGACACCGTTCGAGGAGCGCATCACCCTGGCCAAGGGCGGCACTGACCAGGACCGCCAGACCTTCCTGGATGCCCTGGACACCGCAACCGACAGCATCAACCTGTACAGCGTGGTCACCCCAGGGATGACCTACGTCAAGGTCAACGTGGTCGGCTACGACTACCGGCGGCAGTCATCCAACGGTGTGACGCTGCTGGTCGCAGAGCTTAGGCTGCGCCAGGTGCGCGAGAGCGCTACATCAACCTTCTCTAATACGGTCGCACCAGAGGGGGCCTCGGCGCAGAACGGGGGCACGGTCCAGAGCCAGACCCCCACGCAGGCCGAGCAGGGTGCCTCAGCGGCACCAGGGGACTGGGGCTGATGCGGGTCGTCCCCCTGCAGCCTGCCCCGGCGCAGACTGTGTACGTCACACTCGGCGGGCAGGCCTGCCGGATCAACGTGTACACCAAGCGCCAGGGCATGTTCGTTGACCTGTACTCCAGCAACGCGCCGGTGGTGACCGGGGTGATCGCACAGTGGCAGAACCGCATCGTGCGTGATGCCTACTTCGGCTTCGTCGGCGACCTCGCATTCATCGACCTGCTGGGCAAGGATGACCCGACCTACGACGGCCTGGGCTCGCGCTACGAGCTGGCCTACCTGGAGCCCGCTGACCTGGTGGGCGAGCTGCCGACGTGACCTTCACCAAGCGTCACGTGGACCTGGAGTTCCAGCTGGGGCAGGGCAGCTTCAAGGGCACCGACACCAACACCCTCGACGTGACCGGGCTGAGGGTGTCGGCCGCGGTGAGCAAGGCCGGGGGCTACACCAACTCCACCCTGGACCTGCGCGTCTGGGGGCTGCCGCTGAGCGTCGCGAACGACCTGTCCACCCTGGGCAAGCCCCTGCCGGCGGTGCGCAACAACGTGGTCACTGTGAGGCCCTGGACCGACGACAACCCGGCGAAGGGCGTGGCGTTCATAGGCATCATCCAGCAGGCCTGGTCCGAGATGCAGGCTGTGCCGGAGAACGTGTTCACGATCCAGGCCACAAGCGGCTTCTTCGAGAAGTTCCGGCCGCTGCCGCCGACCAGCGTGGACGGGCCGGCCGACGTGGCAACGCTCATGAGTGGCCTCGCCAAGCAGATGGAGCTCAACTTCGAGAACTCGGGGGTGCAGGTCACCATCCCGCATCCCTACCTCTCAGGAACCGGCCTCCAGCAGGCGCAGCAGATCATGGAGGCAGCCAACATCAACATGATCGTGGACAACAGCACGCTGGCGATCTGGCCCCTGGACGGGACGCGCAACCCCCAGGCCGACCCGGTGCTGGTCAGCGCTGAGACCGGCCTGGTGGGCTACCCCACGTGGACGGCCAACGGCCTCGCGCTGAAGACGCTGGCCAACGTCAACATCGCGTTCGGCGGCGCGGTCAAGGTTGAGAGCGACATAGAGCCGGCCAACGGGGTCTGGTCACCGTTCAAGGTGGACCACATCTTCGAGAGCGAGGTGCCCGACGGGCAGTGGTTCACCACCTGCGAGGCCGCGAGCTTCACGAGGTCGCCCGTTGCCGGCTGACAATGACACCCTGGAAGGGTTCCAGAAGCTGCTCACCGCCAGCAGTGAGACGAACGCCCTGCAGTTCCTCTTCCGCCAGCTCATGGGCGCGGTCTGGACTGCGACGCTGGTGCAGGTGGTCAGCTGCACGAACCTGTCCACCACGGCTGCTGTGGGCTTCGTTGACGTTCAGCCGATGGTCCATCAGGTGGACGGCCAGGGCCGGCCGACGCCCCACGGCATCATCCACAACCTTCCCTACTTTCGCTACCAGGGCGGCATGAACGCGGTGATCATCGACCCCCAGAAGGGCGACATCGGCATCGCGGTGTTCGCGAGCCGTGACATCTCTGGCGTCAAGGTCAAGAAGGCCCCGACGGTGCCCGGCAGCTGGCGGCGCAACGACCCGGCCGACGGCCTCTACCTTGGCGGCTTCCTCAACGGTGTGCCGAACCAGTACGTGCTGTTCAAGCCGGCGGGCATTGACGTCATCAGCGTCGTGGAGGGTGCGGTGATCACGGTGCAGGCTGACGTGGTCAATGTCGTGGCCAACGACACCGCGACGGTCCAGGCCGCGAACACCGCGACGGTGACGGCCGATGAGGTGGACGTGATCAGTGACAACGTCAACCTCGGGGCCACCGGCGGCAAGAAGGTCGTGCTGGACGGGGACCCGGTTATCGGCGGCGGCGGGGGCACCGTGCAGGCATCAAGCACCAAGGTGAAGGCCGTCTAGATGACCACCGGAACTTCCCACGGACGGTGGAACTGTGAGGAGGCACAGGGTCCACATACGTCTATGGCGGGGATAGGCCAAGCCTGCTCCTGCGGCATCTTTGATGGCTTCCCGTTGGTGCTGCCTTGAAGACACTTTTGCTGGACGAGGCAGCCTGGGACCTGGTGCTCGACGCGGGCGGGAACATCGCACTCGCAGCCGAGCCCTACGCCCTCGCACAGGACGCCGCATGTGCGATCAGAACGTTCGCCGGTGAGGTCTACTACAACACGACGCTGGGCATCCCCTACTGGCAGCAGGTGCTGGGCCACGCGCCACCGGCGTCGCTCATGAAGGCCCTGTTCACGGCTGCTGCCCTGGATGTTCCCGGCGTGGTGAGCGCGCAGTGCTTCCTGCGCCTCAACGTGAACCGGCAGGTCAGCGGCCAGGTCCAAATCAGGGACGCCGCGGGCAACGTGGTGGTGGCGGGGTGAGGGTGCGA